ATGATCAATCAACCGTTTGAACTCGCCTACCTCATGAACCTCATTCGCGGACCCATTTCATCGGTTCGATATAGTTTTGGTGAAAAGATAGCGTTGCCATTAGATTCGGACATAGAAGCGGCCCTTTTGAACACGACATTTGGGGACACGAGCATCCCCATGGCAAACTTAGTCGACTACTTCAATCTTTCAAAGGGATCAAAGGAACGAACTGTGGAATTCACTCTGCTACCGCCTGGATTCGTGCGAGCGCATGGAAGAAACAAACGTGATCACGTCGAATGGAATGACCTTCTTGATCCAGAGAGCCATCCCATGAGCGAATTCAAAGAATCCTTTAATTTGTCCATTGAAAAAGCATGTAGGTTAGGATTAACCCTAAAAGCATGTACTGTCGTGAAAGGTAGTGCGGATTGGTTACAAACTCCCGCACTTCCCATTGACAAAACGGAGTTCGAGAAGCTGTTCCTTGATAAGAGCGACCCCGAGGTTCCTAAACATATCAATGACACACTCTTCATTCAACGTGTGATGGGCCTCACGTCCTACTTCAAGGGCAATGATCCCAAGTATTTCCCCACCAAACTGCCTATGATCGTGCGAAAAATGCCTCTTTCCGAACATCAATTTGTTTCGTACATAGACAACCGCCACGACGAGCAGAAGCTTGAGAAACGGTCAAGCCTATCCAAAGCGCGCCGGGGAGGGCAACCGAGTAACGATGATAACACTGTTTATCGCACTTTCAGTCGCATGGCATGTAACTTTGTGTTCCCTAAGGACATCAAGCGCTCGTTCCCAATGACGATTCGCGCAGCGATGAGGGAAATGGAATTGACCATGACCGACAAGGAAGACATTGAGAAAAAGGTGGACGAGAAATATGAGGCCGAAAGACATGCCGCAATGTCGGCACTTGAGGAAAACAAGGCGGAGTTCCTGTCAATAGAAGGACTAAAAGCCAAATATAGCCCCAAAATGGGACAGATTTTAGAAGATCTAATGACGAACCCAGGAAAGGGCTTGTTTTACTCTCAATTCCGTGAGATGGAGGGTGTTGGCATTTTTACACTTGCATTGAAAGCACAAGGGTGGGTTGAGCTCGACGTAACAAAGAAGGAAGATGGTAGTTATAAATTTAAAAATACAGAATGCTTGAAGCCGGAGTTCAACAATAAGCGTTTCATTGTGTTCAACCAAGATAGAACACGCTCTGATATTCTCTTGAGATTGTTCAATGGGGAATGGACCGATATGCCTAAGGAGGCTCAAAAACTTCTCAAGGTTTTGAACCAAACCACAAATATAACCGAGAACTTGAGAGGAAACCTAGCCAAGCTGATGATGATCACCCAATCCGGTGCGGAGGGTATATCATTAAAGCACGTTCGTCAAGTCTACATTCTCGAGCCCTTTTGGAACCAAGTTCGCATTGATCAAGTCATTGGGCGCGCGGTGCGTACAAATAGTCATGTTGAGCTTCCGCCCACAGAACGAAATGTTCAAGTGTTCATGTATATCAGTACTTTTACAAAATCTCAAATAGAGCGCGACCATACAATGAGGCACTTGGATCATGAGATGACCAGCGACGAGCACATTTTGCGCATCGCAAGCACAAAACGACATATGATTGAGGAATTTGAGAACTCTCTCAAGCGCTCATCAATTGACTGCTTGAACAACGCGCGCCCCAATCGCATTCTTGAGGATAAGCTACAATGCTACGTGGCACCCCATGACGCAGCCGACGAACACGATGGTGAGTTGTCGTACGTGACAGATCTCAAACAACATCAACAACTTCAAGATAAGCGCGAACGGCTTATTAAAAGAACAACCATTGAGGGTAAAGTTGTTCATAAAAGAAATCAAAAGTACGTGAAAGTACCAAATGCCTCTACATTGTACGACCATAATGCGTACGTGAATGCAGGTGTGCTCATCAAGTCCCCCAAGTAGCCCCTATCAATCATAGGTTACCAGTTATTTGTTATTTTCTTATGCATTGTAGAACGTCGTACAAGACATCCACCATGGATTCCCATCTGTAGTGTTGAAGAACCTCCATGTGACCACGCTTGCCATGCTTGCTAACAAGGGACGGATTTTGATAGTATTTCCATATACCGTCTGCAAAGTCCACTGGATTAGATACCTCAGCCAAACCTCCAATACCATCTCGCTGCTTGTCTACATAATACGACCATTTGGGCTCAATTACAATGGAGTTTTGAGAATTCAAGAACTCTTTAAAGCCACCAATGTTGGGAGCTACCTGTGGGCATCCTAGTGCGAGATGTTCGAATTGACAAAGACCAAAACCTTCACCTTCGCATGTGTTCAAACCAATGTCACATGCGTTATACAGAATATTGATGTCCCGATCTGTGAGTTGTTGGGCGTTGGGAATCACTTTCAAGTATGTTTTTGCTAGAGCGGGATCAAGGTTGCGCAATTTGAGCTCGTGCTCCATGATTTCGAATAGATCCCAAAATCCCTGTGCTTGAGTTGCTATTACGAGTTGGATGGGTTTGGGTGCGGGCCCAACCTTGGATTTGTTTGCAAGGAGTTTTTGGTGGCGGGCTGCAACGTCCGCAAATGCCATGATCGTATGATCCCATCGTTTTCTTGGCTGATTGCGGTTCAAGTTCAACACGTAAAATGCGGTCATGTCCATCTGATGGTACACTCTTGCTATGTGTTGAGGAATGGGATAGTACGTCTCCGTGTCAAATCCGTGTGGAAAGAAGTAGAGAGGCATCTCTTTCTTGATTCCCAAGAATTGTGCTGTTTTCATCCAGTAGGGCGTAAAGGTGATGATTCCATCAAAAACGTCATTTAATAGTTGAATGTACGCCTTCTTTTGGTAGGGATATACTTGATCCATGTAACTTATCAATTTGAAGGATCCTCGCTCCTCGGCCGTCATGTTGGCCATGATATTTTGCGTGAGTGATGTGGTGATGACGGGATCGTTAAATATCATAACAATATCTTGAGGATTGGCCTTTATGAAATCGGCTATCTCCTTTTCCCCGAACCCATTTCGCTTTGGGTTCTCGTTCGCAAGGGCATCGTACAAAGTAACTGAAGGAGGGACGTCGCGCCGTTGATCTCCAATCGTTTGATTGTAGTTTTGGAATCCATACACGGTTAGCTTAATGTCCTCCTTGAGTCCGAGGTGTTTACAGATGTAGTAAACGACACGACTGTACCCATTCGATTGTCCAATTGGATAGGTTCCGCACAAAAGAACACGTAATTTGGAACTCGTTCCATTATCCGCACCCTTTAGCATGCTCGTCACATCAACAACGGCAGGGGAAGGTATTGGCACTGGCAGACTCGATTGTTGTGGTTGCGGTTGCGGTTGCGCCGCCACCGCTCGGGCGATTGATGGGTTTACAGTTATGACTGGTTTCTTCACATCCGGCACAATCACTTTCTCCGCTAAGTTCTCATCGTCATCCACGACGGGGATCGGAAATCTCTTTGACGGAGATCCTACAAACTCACCTTTTTTCAAAAGGAACATGCTATTGACTCTTGATGCGTTTGATAACTTTAAGCACATAAACCTTGCGCCCTCAAAATACTTTGGATGTTCTCTCGGATACATGGAATCGTCCACTCTTTTGGCATGTGCGAAGGCCGCAGAAGTGGTTGAGCATACATTTCCTCATACAAGCGGTCGTTTTGATCAAGTTTCTTTATTTTATCTATGAGAATGTCCATGGACTCATCACTCTCGTCTTCAAGAAACAAAAACGATTTCGTATTGAACCACTTCTTAACATCGTGGGTGCCCCAATAGATCGGAATCGTACCACCTACGTACGCGTTCAGTAGTTTTTCGGTCACATACGTAGGACTCTTCGTATTCTCAAAGCAAATTATGAATTTATATTGTTGGAGAAATGGGAAATACTTGTCACCATACACAAGCTCGTCTTCCGGGGCGGTGTACCCAATATTATTCTTAAACGAGCCCGCACAATCGACTTTTTTATAAGCGCTGAGTCTTTCCATGAATGTCTTGCGAACGTGCGCTGCGCCATTCCGAACAATGAACGCACAAAACTTTTTCTTTTCAACCGGGAAAAGAGGGCGTGGAATGGACAAATACGGCCAGAGCCCCATTTCGTGCGAGTTACAAACAAAGTTTGGAAGGCTCACAATTCGATTGTTGATGTCCGTTGGTTTCATAATGAGATTCACATCAAACCAATCAGGGTTCAAATGGTGGGGCTCACCAGAGAAGCTTACATAAATGGTGCCCTCCGTCTTTTGTATGTTTGCAAGCGACGGTGTTCCTTGAAACACGCTAACGATCACAATAGGGCGCGTTATCCCCATTCCCGAGAATAGAGCGCGAAATAGGCACCTCAAACTGTTCTCAACGGGAGGCTGATAAAATGAATCCCAGAACCCGCCATATGAGATTTGGAGGGGGCAAGATTCGTCGTTCTTGGCCGAATAAACATCAGCGATCGAGCGCATATGGATACACGGTGCATAGTTTGGCATCTTATCTTGTATCTCATAGACAAAAAGTATCTAAATGGTTTCCATGCGTCGCAAGCAAGCCGTGCTAGTTGTCAAGGCTCTGACCATAGTAAATCAAGGCTGCGCGGGACGAGCTATTCTCGGCTTCTTTCTTTGATGCGCCGTGCGCTGTTCCAAGCACGGCCCCTTTTTTGTCTTTCACGCAATATCTGAAGACGCGCTGGTTGTTTTTCATTTCGTTTGACATCTCAAAGAAGCGCGGAGCATCTTGAAATGTGTGTTGCATGTACCTCACCAACATGTCTTTATAGTTCGTCTTTGTACAAATCAGCTCACTGAAGTCCAAGTATTTCTCCACAATAGAAATAATCCAAATCTCTGCCATGTAATAGCCAATCCCGGACAACGGCACAAGGGCCTTGCTGACCCCGGATGGGAATTCCGTCATCATATCTTCATTAAAGTCAATGTAGATAGCACCAATGAACGCTTCAAAGATGTCCTCCATGATTTTGTAGTTACTACGACCTTGCGAGTCCTCAATTTGTTTAGACAGAATAGCAAACTTTGGGAAGCCCACTTTTTGAGCGAGGAATCCTAGCATCTTTCCATTCACCAGCTTTGTGCGCATCCTCGAAAGAAACCCCTCCGGTTGATCGGGGTATCGCTCACATAAATAGCGCGCAACAACCATTCCTAGAATGGCATCCCCGAGGAACTCAAGACGTTCGTATGACATTTCTTGTAAGGGCAAGCAGTCCGGTGGGCAACGACCGTTTCCCGTTTCAAAGTCATCGTTCTTCATCGTACAATAGGAACGATGAACGAATGCATTGCGATACAAGTTGATATTGCGAAAGGCCACATCTGCAAGACCCGCATTGTCAAATAACTCCTTCAAATCCGCGTCTTGAATGAGTTTGTTCTCACAGTTGTACGGCAACTCGCCACACGGAAGCTCTTGTGTTTTATTATGGAGGTTATTGAGGCGTTGAGTGATCATGGCTCAAACTTCTCAAATGAATGAAAAAATTAGAAATAACGTCTGGGCACGGCAAGGCGATCTTCTAGTGGTCTATTATGCTTTCCTTTTTAATATCATTTTTTGTTTTTATTTTTGTTTTGTTTACATGAGCTTTGTGACCTCGGCCACTAGAGCCTTGGCAGAGCGCGGGCCCTCGTAGGGTGTTGCCTTTCCATTCTTAGAGATCAAGACGGTTGGAAAGCTATCCACACCGGCCTTTTGGACATCAGCTGAGTCTTCTCTTGCGTCGAATTTCTTTGTCTCTACCGCACCTTTCATGGTTGCAGCTTGCTCGACGAAAGACTCCCATTCAGGGTTGAACTTTACGCAATGCGGGCATCCGGCCATGGAGAAGTATTCGACTTTCACGGTCTTACCAGTGAACATTTGTACCTCGGGGAAGATCATAGAGAAAAAGTTGGAGCGCCCCACCGAAATAAGCCACGCTTGAATGGCAATGAAAGCGAATAAGATGAAGATCATGATGTACAACGATGATTTTTGTAGGTTCATGGCTCACTGGGTCAAAGGTTCACACAATCTATATATTGGAACTATTAATTTTATTGAAGGTACCAAAGGACATGGTAAGGCTCTTTCTTCTCATCCCAAAACCCATTGGTATGGTGTTGCATAATCTTATTCAGCATGGGCCGAGCCTTGTATGACGGAACATCGTTACAAACAAACAAGTTGTGGCTTGAGCCCATAATATAATCGATGAACATACTTGATGACATTTGCTCAAGAACTTCCGATGTTGTGATGAGAACAACGTGACATTCTGTCAAGAAACGGTCGAGAGTCTCGAGCTTGCCACTACGGATGTCGTCCATACAAAGAACAAGTGCAGTATACTCGTTCTCATGTAACTGTTGCGCAATTTCGACACAATGATCATGTGAAATACAAAGCATTACACTCTTGCGAATTACGACACTTTCAAATACATCATTGAGCATCTCAAAGATACTTTCTTTGTCCGCAGAATGCCATCTATAAGACATCTCAGGGGATGACATTTGTGAATAATATACTTAAAACGGACAGCTCGTAATTTAATAATCCATCCAATTTTTAAATACATACGTGTATGGAAGGATTACATCATGGAACCACTACAATTGAAATCATTTCAATCCCCATTGATGTATTTAATGCGTTGAAAGAAGCATGGATTTCAGAAAATGTTCCAATACTGTTGACACGTAGCATAGAGGGTTTGAGATCACGCTTCCCGTGCCTTTCTCAAGCTCCCTTATCTTTCCATCAAAAACAATCTCAAGATGGACATAACAATTTTAGCACACGCCAAGGCCACGGCCATGGTCACGGCGGTAACGGTCATGGAGGTCATGGTCACGGCGGCGGTGGCGGTGGTTATGGTGGGCACGGTGGTCATAGAGGCAACCGGAACCAAAAACGTTCCGAGCGAACCAGAATTGGTACACGTGAGCTTTCGCGTGAAGACATGTCCAAGAAAGATTTCTTGGCAAACATGAATAAGTTGTCCCGACAGAACTACGACTCCATATTGCGCCTTATACGCACAACATACAACTCAAATTTCCTAGAAAACTACATGGATATGGTGTGGGAACTTATGCGCCGTCAAGCGGATTACCAGGACTTACATATCCAAGTCATTCTCCATCTCATAACTTTGACTCCAGAGGACAAAAAACCCTTCATTTCGCAATATTGGGGCGACTCATGGAAAGCATTTTGCGTAAACCAGGAGTGGCTTCCACCGTCACATGTTTCATTGAAGGTTAATGACGCATTGTATGATGACTTTTGCGACTATGTCAAGTGGAAGAAACGCACAGGCGCAAGCATACAAGCTTGGGTCCGTTTGATGTCTCTAGAGGTCATTCCATCCTCAATTATTGAATATTTTACATTAATCATAACCTCTCTTGAAACCGCACGCACAGAAGCGTCAGAAGAGCTATTTGATTGTATATTTGAATGGCTCTTACAAATGTTCAGAGCTCTTTCACCAAACACGTATATTGGAGAGATTGATGTCATGATTAGCGAAAAAATGATCGATTGGAGGATATTCTTGACCACCACATTCCCTCAATCATCTACCCGATTTAAACTTCTTGACCTCGTAGACATCATTGAACGTCGGAAGTCAAAGAATATTTCTACTCGTTAAACATTAAGCGAGCAAGGAAGCAAGCGAGGATGACCGACTTCAAACCAATTCTCATATCCGAGCTTACTATTCTTGAAAAGAATGAACGGCATAATAAGAACGTACACAAGGCACGTGCCTACACCAAGGTTCTTCAGCAAATAAAGGCGTTTGAGGGACCAATTACGTCCGCCGCGCAAGTGATGGAGCTCCCGGGGGTGGGCAAGAGCATTGCATCTAAAGTTGCTGAAATCATTGAAACGGGAGCGCTCAAGGAAGCCGAAGACATCCAACAAGGATCAACTTTCAACATACGCGAGGAACTACTAAATGTGTTTGGTATAGGCCCCGTGAAAGCAAATGAGCTCGTCACACTTGGCATTCGGTCGTTGGATGAGCTTCGTGCCAGACAAGCCGAACTATTAAATGACAAGCAAACGATCGGTCTTCATCACTATGATGCCTTATTGGAGCGCATACCAAGGGCTGAAATGCGAAGACACGAGGCCAAAATCAAGAAAATGGTTCACGAAGTTGATCCTCGATTTGTATTTGAGATTGTAGGAAGCTACCGTAGAGGAGCGGCGAACAGCGGTGATATTGATGTTCTTTTAAAGCTCCCTGACGAGGCAGGAAGATCCAAAGGAGAAGCGGTAGAGGTATTCGTCCGCTTGTGTCGCTACCTCGAGGCAATGACCTACGTCGTTGATGTGCTTGCACAAGGGGATAAGAAATTCATGGGCGTATGTCGCGTTTCACCAAAGGCAAAAGCAAGGCGACTCGATATTCTGCTAACCACGGAGGAGGAATACCCGCATGCGCTTCTGTACTTTACGGGCTCTGATAAGTTCAACATTGCCTTGCGAAGCCGTGCACTTGACCGGGGGTTGACCATGAACGAGCATGGTATCAAGTACATGAATCCCTCTGTCAACGATGCGATTCTCCCAAAAATGAAGGAGGAAGCGGATATATTGAACTACTTGGGTCTCCAGTATGTTCCTCCGGTAGAGCGACAAAATGATGCCATTTTTCAAAAATACTCGATTCCAAAATAAAATTCTCTTTTGGAATATATAGAACCCGCCCTCACAATGACCCCTGTGTACCTATTCCAAGCCGTGTGGAACCTTATCCTTATTGCTCTTTTCTTGTCGACTTACACGTACATTGTCAAGCTCGAGCAAACAGGATGTGCTTGCGCCGACCACAAGTACCGCAAGTTTGTCAAGACTTTCCCCCTTGTTGCCGTTGTCTACATTGTCGTCTTCATGTTCCTATCCCCGGCCATGATCTTCGGCACCTTCGGCGCACTAGGCAAGTTCGCCCATGATGCCATCGTCCTTCTATTCGGACTAGCCAGCATCGTGTTCTTCGTGTTTGCCCTCATGTACGCTCGTTTCCTAATGACCGAGAAGTGCAAGTGCTCCGAGGACCTCCGCCGCGATGTTCTATACGTTTGGTCCATGGTCCAAATTGTGATCATCGCATCCCTTGTCGTCCTCATGCTCTTGTCGAGCAACATCTTCAGCAACCTTGGTGCGACCCTAAGCACCGTTGCGACCAAGACCAGCGACATTGGCCACGGTGCTCTACACAAGCCTGTCGGCAGTGCTAGAAGCATCCCCAAGGGCCTCCGCAAGTTCACTCGTTAAACGCGATAAAAAGAACTCGCTCAAGCCTTCACGGTATCATTCTTATTCTTATTTTAACAATTTTTCATTAAAGTGAAAAAAGAAACAATAGGGTGGTTACCCTTTTTACTTATAGATCAAGCGTTCGTTTTGTGTTCACTTTGCGACCCTTTTTGGGGCGATCTCCGTACAAGCCAACCATATCCGCGGTGTCTTCAATGATGGAAGTGATTTCCTCATCGCTCATGGAAAGAGTCTCGATCTGAGGCGAACTTGAGGGAGGCCGAGACCGAACCTCGCGGTGAATGTCTTGAATGATCGTCTCTACATTCTCGCGAGTGGCCGGGCGGTACTGTTGAGGGGCCGTGGCTTGTTGCGGAGGCGCTTGCATTGCCGGGGCACGGGCGAGGTTTGTAGGTTGAGGGTTGTTCATAGCCCCGAATAGGTTGCCAATCATGCCAAACATTCCACCCATGCCTTGGTTTGCAGGTTGAGGGGCTTGTTGTTGTTGCTGTTGGTACTGTTGTTGCTGGTATTGTTGTTGTTGATATTGTTGTTGCGATGGTTGCTGTTGTTGTTGCTGTTGACCCGCACCTGACCCCATGCTCGTGGCTTGTTGTAGGTTGCCCATTTGGGTCGCTGCCGCCGCCTGGAATTGTCGCATAAGCTCCGGGTTGGAGCGAAGAACCTGCTCAACACCTGGCAAGGGTTGTTGCTTGAACATGCTGTTTGTAAGATGGAACATGAAGGCGCTCCCGGATACACTCATTAGAAGGCGGAGTTCGGGGGCCATCTTTTTACCGGACGACTTGTACTTTTCGTGCAGCTCTTCAAATATATCGTCGTAATCCGTGACGTTCTCATGAACTTGCTCGGACCAGCCGTCAAGCTTGACATCAAAGGGATCAAAACGTGTATTCAAGAACTCAATGCCCGTAACAAGGGCCATAAGGGTCTTTCTTTGGAAGCGAATGGATGCATCTACCTCCTTCTCACGCACGACGCGGTTAAATTCAACGCGCATCTCCTCGAGGTCCGATTGTAGGGAGAACTTGCGGGGAAGGCGGTAACCCTTGGACTCCAGGCGGTCCATTTGGTACATAATCTCTTTCTTCTCGTTGAGCTCCGATTCTGCGCGAGCCCGCTCCGCTGTAAGGCGATTGGCTAGGTAATCTGAAGGGCCTCCATCAGATCCCATAGTAACCCCCATGGATTGGGCAACATTGGGTCGTCCACCAAACATTCCTTGTGCATCGGCCCTCAGTGGCCCGTCACGAGGATTATTCCCACCTCTGCTGGAATCGGTTTCAAAGCTTGCATCAGACGAGTCCGAGCCAGAATCTGAGCCACTGCCACTTCCGCTTCCGCTAACATCACTTGACGCAAGGGAAATAACATCGCTACTCACTTTTCTTCGGTTTATCAAAGCGTCGGTTCCCATTCCTGGAATCCCCATTGACCGCCCTGGAATCTGGAATGATGGACGAGAAAAGTCACTTGAACGAAGTTCCATGATATCGTCATCGTCGTCGGTGTGGATACTTATTGAAGGACCATTCATGGAAGATATGATGGTACAAGCTTCTATATTCCTTTGCTTACTTATCTTTTTAACCTCTTTTTACGCATCCGGACATGACTTTACCGAATCAATATTACATTTATTCTTTTTGTTGTACCAACTCATTGCTTGAAGAAATGCATCGCATAGATCGTCTTTCTTGCGATGAGAGGTCACTAGCTCTTTCAAAGCATTGTCGTCCTTGACGTAGTAGTTGGTAATGTGAACTGATTTCCATTTGTTCAACCGGTACCCTTTTTCGAGGGAGCACGGCGGAAGTGTTTTCTCAGCCTCCTCGTGCGTTTGAAGCTTTCCATTTGCGCTTATAAGGAGAACTTCGAGGGTCGGTTGGAGCTTATGCTTATGTAGTTGGAAAAAGCTGTATAACATCATTTGAATGCTCTTCATGTGGCCATTTAGGCTCGATGGTTGGTTCTCAATCAAAATTGCGTCCCATGCGCCGCAGGAGTCACGAATGAGCTTCTCCATCTCAATGAACAAACGATTGGCAATCGTATTGAGCGATATCTTCTTGGCATTCTCGGTTTCGAGCGCAAGGGTCAGCACATCCCATGAGTTGATAGTTACAGCGTGTACGGGCGCAACGGGCACGGCGGGTGTGTCGGCCGCGTCGGGTGTCTCGGCCACCGTGGGAAGAGTAGTCGGTGAAACCTTTGAACGGGAGACACGTGTCTTGACGGGACGTGAGACTGTCATGTCGCAATATCCAAGGTTCCGTATACCAATATCAAAACTCAAGACTCGGAAGTCAGTGCGATTTTCCGCATTCGTTTCCATACAGCGCCTTGAAGCTGTTGTAAGATGCTTTTCGTATACACTCTTAAGTTGTTTTTTTGAATGAGCTTGAGCAAGTAGATCCAAAAGATGTCGCTCTTGTGTCTTTTGTTCATGTCCATTATAATCTTGCAACGTTGCGCATACCACTCGTACTGCTTTGCCATTTGTGTCATGGGATCTTTAATGATAACTGCTTGGTGATTTGCGGGCACGCCCGCACCAAAATGCGAGTGAGATGGGGCATTTGCGCTTGGTATCCGGTTATTGATGGAATGGGGGCATACGAGACCCTCGTTAACCAGATGAAGGACTTGTTGTTGAACACCCGGGTGTTTGAACGCATTATCGGGAAATCCATCAAGTAGGTCTTCAAACACCATGTAGTTGTAATCAGGGCACAAAAGCAACCTATCGTGACGATCCGTGTACACCGCATTGTTATCAATGATGATTGTCCTTTCGTTTAGAATCTTGTCGCGCTCCTCTTTTTGGTACGGGGTTCCCGTCTTGCTCGTTATGGACCTCAAAATGCGTGCCCATATGTTTCCGATCGACTTGCGATAATTTCCCACCGTATCTGTTGTACAATCATCGCGTGTGAAAATCGGTCTCTGGAATTGGATGCCGTGTGTTCGCTCGACCCATGATATTTCTTGAAGCGCCCATTGCCGTTCACTTGCCGTGAATATGAAAATCGCACAGTTAGGATACATCTGTCGAATGCCTTTGATGAACCCGGAAAACCCCGGACGGACAAGTCCTTCATTTGGATGAAACGCGCGCGGAATGGCCTTTTGGTTGACACGGTAGCCGTATTTTGTCATCGTTTTTGTCATCGTGTGTCGCGCTGACTGGAAGTCTACCTTGCCCACGATAGTGCCATCCCAATCAAGAATGAACACATACGGCAAATGGGAATCACTCATGGCCCGCTAGGCTCTCTTACCCATTCCGCAGAAAAATGGTTCGTTTAAAAAATGAATGATATCTTACTTCTAGCTACAATTACATCATGTCGTTCGCATTGTACAC